TTATAATCACTTCGAAGTATCAGATACTTTATGAAGTCATTAAGATCATTAAGGTTTAGATATAGTCCATTTCTATTAAGCGAAACATTATTGTTTGTCCAGAAATTTTTCTTTCTGAATACACTCAGTTCCACTGAACTTTCAAGGCCAAGTTCACGGGCAAAAAGTTCACGATCTTCATCAGTGAATCCAATCTCAGCGAGAGGATCCACCAATGTATGACCGCTACCTCTATTGGGAACCACGATGCCTATGGCACTTCCATCATTCAAGAACGATGAATCATGATTCTCCGGAAGCCATCCACCACTTCGGTGAACGGGTGTGACTACTATCTTTTTATTACGTAAAGCTTGCACTTTTTTAGAGTAAACTCTTGTTTTTTCAACTGTTTCCATGCTGTTATCTCCTATAAGTTGATGTTAATTAAAAGTTCAAAATAGAAGGCTTAATTGTCGCGCACCGGGTTGGATCTTTTAGCATCACACCACCAACAAAGGCTCTGTGAATAGTGAATCCATCCTCGGGTGAGGACATATACCTTTTCTCGTTTTGTACCTGGAAAGGATCTCTCAGACCGGGTTGATAACCCATGAAGTTCTCCATTCCGTTTTCGTAAACCAATCTGATGTTGTCTTCTCCACCGGAGCGACCTACATTCAGAAGTTGATATACATAACTCTGTGCTACACCTTTTCCACTCGGATGCATAATCTTGTTACGCTCACGATCGTCAAAGGTTGGGTCGACCATTACGCTGATACGGCTTCCATCGGGTCCCCAGTATTCAACGAAGTTCTCATGATAACCCCATCCTTTTCCAGACTTGTAAATTGGGAAGTCAGTAGAAATAGGAGTATACAGAGAAGAGTAATTCTTAATGGACTTGTGGAAATTATACGCTCCCCACTTACCTGTTCTCATTAGCAGCTGACGGGTTTCACCGTAACCTCCTGTGGTATCATCGGTGAGATCCATAATAGATTCTGTCAACCACTCTATATCAAGATCGAAATCATTGAAATAAAGTACATTGGTTGCTTCAATCTGTTGCTCCAATCCAGCTCCCTGCTCAATGGTAAATCCACTCAAACCTTTTTGCTTAAAGGTACCATCATCCTGACGGTTGGTTGTGGCAAAGTTCAGAAGTTTATCTTTCATATCCTGGAACTGACCCTCAAACTCCCAGTCGGCATATTGAGTCCACGTAGACATGACTTTTTGTTTTCCATCAGAATCTTTTAAATTCCATGAAAAAGCCACCGGACGTGAGATCATATTGCCTGGACGGGTATCCTGCATACGGATCATTGAGAAGGTGTTCTTCATTGAGAACGGGCTGGTGTAGTTCGGAGTTCCACCTTTAATGGAAAGTGTCTTCTCTACAATAGACCATTCTTTTGAGAACTTCTTACCGGCCTGAAGCTCGGCATAAGGAATAAACAGGTTTGGATCACCTGTGAAAAGTTCACATTCATAATCCCACTGTCCACCATTTGGTTGTGGTATACCAACAATCCGAATAGGATAGACAGAATTCTTTTCACCAACGATCAGGTTAGTGTCAGAAAAATAAGCCTCTGGGAATGTAAGGGTAAAGCGGGCACCATTTTTACCTACCTGCGAGGAGGTACTAATGGAACTGCCATTTACAGAACATTCTGTCAAAGGAACATTTTTCTTAGAGGATCCCTGCAGTCTCCAGCGGAAGTCATCATCGGTTGCCATGTACTTAGGCTTGAACTTCTTTAAAAAGTTCGCAAAGTTTGTTCCTTTGTTTGCCTTGTACAGCATGTCAACCATCTCCCCTGCTTCTTGCGGGTGTGCTTGATAGATCGCTCCCAAGTGATTTTTAGTGGTCAATCCTGACCAATCTTGGGGTTCATACTCTTGTAATGGTGATACTCGTTGCATTGTTTTATATTTAGGACGATTAAAGTTTTATTATTTAAACCATAACATTTTGTGGGAAGATAAAATCCTCATTTTCTTTTTTGTTTGATTTTCCTTCGGCACCGGTTGTTGACCTGTTGTTTCTGGACTGCTCGCTTTTGAGTTTCTCGGCCAACCTCTTTGCAGCCGTAGATTCACTTGTTTTCATAAAAGTCTGCAGATCCTTATTTTTAAGATCCTTATCAAAGAATCCTTTTTCAATAAAGTAATTCAATCTCATCTCAAAAGCAATAGGATCCTGCTTGCGAACACTCATAACCCTACTCACTGGTCTTTTACTTCCATCTGGCATTTTTTCATAATCAACAGGAACAGTCATGCTTTTAATCAACTGTTTTTTTTCTGCCTCTTTAAGCTCCATCCCAGGAAGAATCTCTTTGACGGCCTCTACCGTTGAGTTGATCTTTTCGGTGATCTCAGTGCGTTTCTTCTCATTATTTACTTTTTGCTTTTCAGCATCCTGCTTGATCTGTTCACGCTCTTGTACGATCATCTGATTGATCTCTCCCAGGCTGTCTTTGGATTCATCAGCAAGTTGATCTTTATCCTTGGCTCCGGAAATGAGACGCTCAATACGCGCATCAGAGAACCCTTTCATAGAAAGGTAGTCCCGATAAACAGCCTCCTGCAACTCCTCATTCTGATCAAGGGCCTTTTCATCTATACCACTAAATCTTTCTTCAAGGGTATAGTTCTCTGCCAAATCATCAAAAGGAATTCCTTTTTCAAGGGAATCAATAAAATCCTTTGCTCGTTGGCCAAGGCCATTTTTGAATTCATCCACACTCTCTTTAATAGAATCTTGTAACTGAGACTGAATGTGTTTGTTGATTTCAAGAATAGCCTCTGCTGGATCTTTGTCTTTTAATGATTCAAGATCAAAATTGGGGAGTACGCCTTCTTCCTGAAGAGCCGCAGCATGGAGATATACAGGAGATTCATTCTCATCACGATCGGACGCACTCCCCTTTTTTGAGTCATCTTTGTCGTCACCTTCTTTAGCTGCTTGATTTGTCTCCTTCTCCTTCTCTGGTGTCTGTTTTTCTATGTCACTATCGGTCTTATCATCGACAATGATTCTGTCTTTATCGGGATCAAAATCCTGATTATCTTGTGATTTTGATTCGTCTTTCTCTACATCCTCTACCGGCTTTCTCTCCGGTGGATCTTCTATTACGACTGTATCATCTGTAGAGGCATCTCCAGTGCCCACATCAACAGTCATAAGATCGCTCTGAAAATCATCCATATTGATGTTTCCAAAGAGATCGTCATTTTGCTGCTCATTTTGTTTTGCCATACTAATTTCTCCTTTTAAGTTATACAATGTTAATAATAAGAGTACCTGATAGCAACAGTATCACCACTACTGAAATTACATTTTAAATACTCTTTATAGATAAAATATAAAATTTAATTTTATAAATATTTTTTTTATACTTTGGCGGGCTTTCTTTTTGAAGCGATTTTAAGGTCATTCTGAAGCTTCATGTTTAACTGCTCCTTCTCGGCTTTCAGTTGATCATAGAACTGCTTAGCTTTCTCCTGACGCTCTTTACGTCTTTCCTGCAGCTCGAGTCTTTGTTTCTGAATGTCAGCTCTGATTTTCTCCCGGTCTACACCGCTTTTATCTTCGGCTTCTATCTGTGCCATCTTCGCTTCAAGCTGCATCTCAGCTTTGGTAATGTCAGCCTCTATCTTGCGATCCTCCATCGCGTATTGTTGTTCTGACCGCATCATCTCGATACGCTCCATAGACTGTTGGATCCTTTCCTGACTCTGCATCTGTTCCTGACGAATACTATCTTCACGCTCCTGAGACTGTTTCTCACTATTTTCTAATTTGCGTATCATGCTGCTTACCGAAGTGTCACGGTAAATAGTGAAGATATCCTTGAACGATGCCTTATCATTTTGTAGTGCGGCCTGAGATAATTGACGGATAGCCTGGATAAGTTCCGCATCATTTTGTCCGTCTGAGATGTAATACCCATATTCCGCCTCTGAAAATTCACGTCCATCAATACTGAATATGTGTGATATTAGACCATCATCGACATATTGTAGTTTCTTCGAAGGGTTGTTTTTCCAAGCATACTTGGAAGTTTCAAGTAAGAGCATCATAGCGCGTATCTTGGTATTGTCATGAACACGAAACCACTCCTCTGTAATATGTGAACTTTGTGTTACACTTCTTTCTACACCGCCAAGGGTTTCTCGGTTATCAATCTGTCCTTCTCTTTGTGGCGTGATACCTGCAATTTCTCCAAGTTCAACTTTCACATATCGGGCAAGCTCAAGATTGGCCCGTATGATATCCGAGCTGTTCAGATTCATCACGTTGCTGTTGCGCTGCTTTATAGATCCAATCATTTTTCCCTGGGCAACACCTTTTTTACCTGTATTGAAAGAGTCCGTTATTTTATAACCGTTGGCTTCGGCATACATCATTACCAGTTCCTCATCCCATCCATCGGGGATCTCTGCAAGGTCAAGTTC